TTCCTGTTGTGGCTCATTCCTGTATAATGTGAATTGATACCTGTAGCATGTGATACCTACATGTAATGTGAATTGTACCTTAAGTATTATAATTGCACACTTGCAGAGGTTAATGAAGGGTTAATGAAGGACACAATATTGTATGACCGGTTGCTGACCGGCTTGAAGGACATGTGCTATGTATACTGACCTATGAATAAATGACTAACGCATGATCAACACAAGCCTCGCCTACTTCATTCCGCACCTGTGTTCAGTCAGTGCCAGAGTTGCGAGCAAGTAACAAGGTAAGAATGTGGTCTTCTTATTTTTACTTCCAAAAGCAAGTTTTAACGAAGGACCGTTTACGGTTTAATCCAAGTTGGCAGACGTCTAGACACTTTGGCAAAGTGTTTAGCTGACTTGAGAAATCGGACGTGTCTCTGCGGATTATAGCACCCGAAAACGGTCGGGTAAAAAGGCGCCAAGAGCTGCTGTGAGTAACACTGTATTGTTGTGTTGCCAATGGTTCTTGGCCAAGTACAGGTGTGGCGAACGGGAACGGTACACCACAAAAACTTCTAAGCAGTGATTGTTGCCAACAACTATCATACCTCTCCAAAAAAAATAGGTGGAGCGTTAACGGTCGTGTATAAATAAGCCTGTGCCCCCCTAACCGTATTCGTTTCATGGACGTTGCAAAGGACTACACCTTGAACCAGCTACTAAGATTTCTCGATGTCTCTCTCACTGATTTTATTCTTCCTTGCGCTTTTTGCCCTTCTTTTCTGGATCTTAATGACAAGCAGAGATTTGCCGCGTCTGAACTAAGGGTGGTGGTAAAAGATTTTACTTTCCAAGGTGCTTGCTTGCGATGCAGAAAGAAGCTTGCTTTTGCAGAGAGGCAGAAATATCAGTCATGTATTGGGGAGGGTGATTTGGTGGAGGCTATGTGGGGGACCGGGATCGTTCATATCACTGTGCGCTGTATCAGATGTTTAGGGCTTTTATCTGCGTCAGAGAAACTACTTGCCAAAGCTAATTACCAGCCTTTCTATCTCGTGCGCAGTCTTTGGAGAGGGCATTGCAGACTGTGTTTCAATCTGCAATAATGTTGGGTCCTAATCCTACTCTACCTGATATTATTCTTGAAGCTGTTGATCAGCTTGTACCTGAGCAGTACCCAGATCTTGGGTCATCGTCTTTGTCACCAGACTCTTTGGGGGAGGAGCAGGACGTGCAGGTGGATCCTTACAGAGTCAGAACCACCTGTTACTCCTGTGACAAACCTCTTCGGTTTATTGTCTGCACCGGAGAGGACAGTCTCCGGCTTTTCCAGCAGCTCTTGCTAGGTGATCTTAGCTTTTTGTGTCCCGGCTGTGTGGCTGAACACCTGAAGAAAAAAAATGGACGACGGTAAACCAGGTACTGGACAGTATTCTGGATGGTTTTATATTGACAGGGAGGCTGAATGTAATGATAATGATGTGGAGGGGCCGCTTGACAATTTCGAGGCATTGTTTGAGCAGAGTACCCAGGGATCTCTAATAGATAACGATGAGGTGGATCAAGGGAATTCCTTGGCTCTGTTTACAAACCAAATTTTTGAGGAGGATGAGCAACGGATCGCAACCCTAAAACGAAAGTATGCTCAGACTCCGCGGAAGGAGAATAGTTTAGAAATTGAAAGCTTAAGCCCAAGGCTAGAGTCGGTGAGGATATCTCCAAGAGGAAAGACCAGTAGAAGAAAGCTCTTTGAGGACAGTGGTATAGGACATGAAACTCAGAATACTCCTCCGGGGACCGGGAACGAGGTAGCTTCTTTATCTATATCGGCTTCTGGGTCCAGCAGTTCTTCTAATGTTTCTACTGGAAGTTCTAGTTGTGAGGATCTGCTAAGAGCCAATAACAGGTTAGCAGCGTGTTTAGGGAAGTTTAAAAATGCATTTGGAGTGAGTTTTACAGAGCTAACTAGGTCCTTTAAGAGTAATAAGACTTGTAGTCACCATTGGACCGTTTGCGTTTTCGGCGCGGCGGAGGTGCTCATAGAAGCAGCCAAGCAGATCCTGCAGCCACAATGTGCTTTTTTGCAAGAGCTTACAAGCTTTGTTGAAGAGCGGAGGGTTACACTTATGCTGTTAGAGTCTAAAGCAGGTAAATGTAGGGATACTTTAATAAAACCTTTAGCACAGGTGTTAGGTGTAGATGAGAAACTTATTCTTTCAGACCCTCCTAACATCAGAAGTTCGCTAGCAGCCTTTTTTTACTATAAGAAAATTTTATTTAAAGGGAACGCATGCTATTTTTATGGGCAAACTCCCGATTGGATAGCAAAGCATACCCTCTTAGAACATCAAGCAGCAAATGCAGAGTCTTTTGATTTTAGCAGAATGGTTCAGTGGGCTTATGATAATAATCTGAATGAGGAGAGTGAAATCGCTTATAAGTATGCTTTAGAAGCAGAGACAGACACCAATACAGAGGCCTGGTTAAAAACAACAAACCAGGTTAAACATGTTAGAGATTGTTGCCAGATGGTGCGCCTCTACAGGCGGCAGGAAATGAGAGAAATGACAATGTCGCAGTGGATACGGAAGTGTTGTAAAGAGCATACGGAAGATGGTGATTGGAAGGTTATAGCTGGATTCATCCGCTACCAGGAAGTAAATTTTGTTATGCTTTTAACAGCTCTTAGACACATGTTTAACGGTACTCCTAAAAAACATTGCCTCGTAATTACTGGTCCTCCAGATACTGGCAAGTCCTACTTTTGTACAAGTCTTACAAACTTCTTACATGGAAGGGTTATTTTCTTTATGAATAGTAAAAGTCAGTTTTGGCTGCAACCGCTTGCAGATGCAAAGTTAGGGTTTCTAGATGATGCTACACATGCTTGCTGGTCATTTATGGATATATATATGAGAAATGGCCTTGATGGCAATGCAGCACAGGTAGATATGAAGCATAAAGCTCCTATACAAATTAAGCTGCCTCCTTTGCTTGTTACCACAAATGTTGATGTCATGAATAATGACAATTATAAGTACTTGCATAGTAGACTGCAATGCTTTGCCTTTTTAAAGCCTATGCCTTTGGATGCAAATGGCCATCCCCAGTTTCCACTAACTGCTGCTAACTGGAAATCTTTTTTTGTAAGGCTTGGTAAACAGTTAGGCCTGGAAGAGGAAGAGGTCCAAGATGATGATGAATCAGCTGGGAACACGTTTCGATGCAGTGCAAGAACAAATTCTCAGTCTCTATGAGAAAGGCAGTGACAAGTTAGAGGACCAGATCACCTACTGGGGACTGATACGCACAGAGGGTGGTCTGGAGTACTGTGCACGTAAAAATGGCATCAATAGACTAGGTCTGCATACTGTGCCCTGTTCAATGGGTGCAGAGAGCAAGGCCAAGAGTGCCATTCAAATGCAGTTGAAATTAAAGTCACTGCTTGAGTCCCAATACGGGACAGAGCCATGGACAATGCAAGACACAAGTCTTGAACTTTACAAAAGGACTGATCCTAGTTACACTTTCAAAAAGCACGGACACAATGTTGAAGTGCTTTATGATCAAGATGAGGAAAATGCTGTTTCCTACATGGTGTGGGGAGCAATATATGTTGATGATGAGGAGGGTGTCTGGCACAAATATGCCAGTTCTGTGGACTTTTATGGTGTGTATTACACTGACTGCTGTGGTAATAAAGTGTACTATGAGCACTTTGAGGAGGATGCTGAGAGATTCTCAGAAAAAGGGACATGGACTGTGAGGTATAAAAACAAAACTCTCACCTCTTGCCCTGATAGTTCCTCCAAAGAAACCCCCCAGCAGCAGCCGGCCTCCAGCACCAGGAAAAGACAGCGGTCCTGGGAAGACACCACCTCCTCATCGCCGTCGCCTGTTCGGGGACGACCCTCCACGCCCGGATCGCCCCGATACTCCACGCCCCGTGGACCCAGAGGACGACTCGGACAGCCCCAACGGTCCGAACAAAGGGAATCTACCACCGACGGACGAGGACGATCACAAGCTTGGCCCGATCCTAAGACGACTTGGACAGGATCTGCAGGACCTCCAGGACCTGGTGGACCGAGTGTCACACGGCTTCTTTCTGCAGCTGGGGATCCACCCATAATCCTGGTTAAGGGTCCGACAAATCCCTTAAAATGTTGGAGGAATAGATTGCGCCGCAGACTTCACAGGCCTTTCACAAAAATTAGCACTGCATTCTCTCGGGTCGAAGATAGGGATGGTGGTGGTATCACTAACCTATTAATAGCATCTAGAGATGTTGACCAAAGGGAGACCTTTCTGAAAACTGTTCCACTGCCTAAAGGTTGCATATTCCACAAAGGAGTGCTAGATGGACTCTAGTTTTGCCAGCTGAAGGACTTTGTGCATGTGAACTTTTGGACTTTGGACAGTAAAAATGGTGTCAGCCACACGAGCCAGAAGGGTTAAAAGGGACTCTGCGCCTAATCTGTACAGACAATGTCAAGTTACTGGAAACTGTCCCCCTGATGTAGTCAATAAAGTTGAAGGTACAACTCTTGCTGACAGATTGTTGAAAATATTCAGCAGTATTATATATTTGGGTGGGCTGGGTATTGGCACAGGAAAGGGCGCCCCAGATACTCTTGGTTATGGCCCTGTTAATCCAGGTGGGGGAAGGGTGACAGGCACAGGCACAGTTATGAGGCCTGGTGTTGCTGTTGAACCCATAGGGCCTGCAGACATTGTTCCAGTTGACTCAGTGGGTCCAGGAGACTCAAGTATTGTCCCTCTATTGGAGGCCACACCAGATGTGCCCATAAATGGTGGTCCTGAAGTTCCCCCTCAAGGACCAGACATTAGTACGGTGGATGTCACATCAAGTTCTGATTCTGTGTCAGATGTCATAGTACAGGTTGGAGGTCCCATACATAATCCTGACTCTGCTGTCATAGATGTGCAACCTGCCCCTGGAGGTCCTCGTAGAGTCACTGTTACACGAAGCACATTTAATAATCCCTCCTATGTGTCTGTACAGCACCCTGCTCAGGGGCTAGGAGAGGGTGGTGGAGTCATCTTAGGTGAAGGCAGTGGGACAGTCTCCAGTACCCATGAAATAGATGCCTCAGTAATAGTAGGCGGTAGGCCCCCACCAGAATTAATATTTGATGAGCCCCCTCCGCCTGGGGACTTTGAGGAAATAGAACTTGATACATTTGTGCAGACATCGGGGTCAGGTGACTTTGAGGGCCCTCTCACAAGCACACCTAGAACACCTCTGCAAAGGGCAGCAACAAGATTCAGAGACTTATATCATAGGACAGTTCAGCAAGTCAGAGTGACCAATCAGGATCAGTTCTTGTCCCAGCCTTCCCGCGCAGTAACCTTTGAAAATCCCGCCTTTGAGGATGATGCTGACATAAGCTTAATATATGGGTGGGATGCAGCAGTAATTGAGGCTGCACCCGACCCTGATTTCATGGACATAATTAGGCTTGGCAGACAAAGGCTTAGTGAAATAGGTAGATCAGTCCGTGTCAGCAGATTAGGACAAAGAGCATCTATGAAACTTAGGAGTGGACTTCAAATAGGGGGCAGGGCGCATTTTTTCACTGACATATCACCCATAGCCACAGAAAACATTGAGCTGTCTACCCTGGGGGAGGTTTCGGGAATGGGAGAGATGACAGATGGCCTGGGAACATCAAGCTTAATAGATGAGCCAGGGGTGGAGCCTATACCCTTAGAACACGATTTGGCAGACAATGAGAGTTATGACTTTTCTGGTTCTAGATTAGAATTTACTTTTAGCAATGGATCAAGTAGATTCACATTGCCTGACTTTGTGGAAAATTACCACCCTGGCATGTACACCTCAGACATAAACACAGGGCTTCACGTGATATATCCACATGACAGTGAAATGGAAGGGGGCATGATAGATCCAGATAATGTTTTTCCTCCTACTGTCATTGTATATGACTATGATGATTCTGTTGATTTCTACCTTCATCCAAGTCTTAAAAGACGTAAAAAACGAAAATATATTGTCTATTAATGTTTTTCAGATGGCTATGTGGATGCCGCAGTCCGGCAAGCTTTATCTACCACCCAGCACACCAGTTGCAAGGGTTATGAACACAGACGAGTTTGTGATTCCTACAAGTCTCTTCTGCCATGCGAATAGCGACCGTCTACTAACAGTGGGTCATCCCTACTTCGAGATCAAAGAGGGTGACAAAGTGACAGTGCCAAAGGTCTCTGGAAATCAGTACAGGGTCTTTAGACTGAGGTTTCCTGATCCTAACAGGTTTGCAATTCAAAATCAGGATCTTTATAATCCTGATAAGGAAAGGCTTGTTTGGAGACTGAGGGGTATTGAACTTGGCAGAGGTGGGCCTTTGGGGATTAGAACAACAGGTCATCCCCTGTTTAATAAACTGGGTGATACTGAAAATCCCACAAGATACCAACCTGGAGGTGCTACAGATAACAGACAAAACACCTCCTTCGACCCCAAACAAACTCAGATGTTTATTGTTGGCTGTGTTCCCTGCACTGGGGAGCATTGGGATGTAGCTAAGGCTTGTGGGGCTTTGCAGGCTGGGGACTGTCCACCTATACAGCTTGTAAATAGTGTGATTGAGGATGGTGACATGTGTGACATTGGCTTTGGGAATATGAATTTCAAAGCTTTGCAAGAGGACAAAAGTGGTGCTCCGCTAGACATTGTTGCAACTAAGTGCAAATGGCCTGACTTCCTGCGCATGACTAACGAGGTGTATGGTGATAGGCTATTCTTCTTTGGTAGGCGGGAACAGCTCTATGCTAGACACTACTTTACTCGAAATGGCACTGTGGGGGAAACAATACCAAATGCTGTGGAGCCTAGCAACTATTACTATGCTCCTGACACTTCTCAAGATCAGAAAACATTGGGCCCCCATATTTACTTTGGAACTCCCAGTGGTTCCATGGTGTCCAGTGATGGTCAGCTGTTTAACAGACCTTTCTGGCTTCAGAGAGCTCAAGGAAACAACAATGGTGTCTGCTGGAGTAATGAACTGTTTATAACCCTTGTGGATAACACAAGGAATACTAATTTCACCATCTCACAGAAAACTCAAACTCCTAATCCAGATACCTATGACAGTAAGAATTTTAAGAACTATCTGAGACACGTGGAGCAGTTTGAGATATCGATTGTGGTGCAGCTTTGCAAGGTGCCATTGACCCCAAATGTGCTTGCGCATATTAACACAATGAATCCTGATATACTTGAAGACTGGAACCTTGGGTTCATCCCACCTCCACAGCAGCCGTTGTCAGATGACTACAGATTTATAGATTCTCTGGCAACTAGATGTCCAGATCAAAACCCACCTAAAGAGAGGGAGGATCCCTACAAGGATCTTTCCTTTTGGACTGTTGACCTTACAGAAAGATTTTCTCAGGACCTTGATCAATTTCCACTTGGAAGGAAGTTTCTTTTCCAGAGTGGATTCAGGCTCGGGACTAGGGCCGTTAAACGGTCCGCTAGTGCAATAACATCTTCGTCCTCTACATCCACCTCTACAAAGAGAACGGTCAAGAGGAGAAGAAGGGCAGGGACCTAA